TATGACTACTGTAGTTGAGCTAGATGATACTGTAGGTAATACTACACCCTGCGATGTCCCTCGACGTACAACTACGGGAGAGGTTAATGCGAATGGTGTTGTGATTGTAGTATGGCCTGATGCGCTTGAATAAGATTTCGTTACCTGTGCTTCTGTCATTCTACCATCTAGGCGTGTCACATATAATTGATCTGTATCAAAGCGCCCAGCATCAAAGTGCATTTGAAATAAGACAGACTTACCCGCTTTATTTGCCACTATATAAAGAGAACTCTCAATAAATTCTGCACCAACTATCTCGTAGCCATCTAGAGTGTACTTGATCCATGCGGATTGTACCTTCTCTCGACCTGCCATGTGATACTTATAGATATACATAGAGCTGGTATCCTGAGTGGTAAGACAAACTAGAGCATTCTCAGCTGTACTTGCTTCCATCTTATAGACACCATCAGGGACATACTTCGCCACATGGGATGTAATGTCTTGAGCATCTGATCGGTCAGTATCATCGATAACATAGTATTCACGAACTGATGTGAAGCCACCTCGTTTAGCTGGGAAGTACACAACACTACCAGCACTTGCAGGCTTAGAGGTCGTACTAGCTTGGTACTCAGTTGTTTGACTGATCGATGTATTCTTAGGCGTGATGTAGTCAGTACCTTTAAGAATGAACTGGGTCTGATCTGAGAACAGCAGTAGCTTACGGTCAAAGGGTATAGCATGTTTCAACGTAGAAACCTTGGTGTGACTAGCAGCCACATCAATTGGATCGTTATCTAACAAGGTCCTTGCAGTCGTTGCAAAGAAGTCAAAGTATTCTGACGTTCTCGACATGACTACGTTCTCACCCGACAAGACACCTAAGCGGTTCTGGAAAAAGAACACATCTGAAATCTTGCGACCTATAAAGGATGGGTCTGGGACTGATGTTAGGTCACCTACGGACCTGTCACCCCAATCAGCTTCTTCAAATGTGAAGGAACCATCGGCTTGCCGAATTAATAGGTGAGGCATTGTTGAAGCGTTAATCTCGTATGTAATATTAGGCTTAATATATTCTATCCAAGTACCCTTACCGACATTACTCTGTGTGCCGTTGTCGCTTACAAACTTAACGTAGTAATCATCAAAGTCGTTAGTCTGGTCGCCTTGAACGTGGGCTATGTAACCTTCAGGTGCTGATACTGGTAAATCGTCAAAACGCTGGACTGTCCCAGAAGTAGGGGAGAGACCTGTGTCACCTAGACTATCGTAGGTAGCCATATCAAAAACAGCGTTACCTGCCTTGTTAATTACTACGGTTGAGCCATCGGCATGTGCAGAGAAACTCCCTCCAATAGCTGCTGCTATTTTTTGAGCAATGTCATCTGTCCGAGTTTCCACTTGGTCAGTTGAGGATGTTACGATGTTAGCTGCTATGCTTCCATCAAGATACACAGTGTATCTCTGGTTGTAGTCACCCTGCTTAACCGCAATCAAACCAGTGAACGGAAAGAGGGGAGTTAAGTCAGTTCTCATAGCTGTAGTCTGTGTTGAGTTAACTACGAATGTGTAGTCAGCAACCGTAATGGCCCTGAAGTCAGCTGCAGGAGTGCTACTATTGAGATAAGATGTGCCATTTGGATATGTCACTGTCTTTTGATTACCTGCCAGATCATAGATTTTAATCTCATTACTAGCGTTAATAAACATGAAATACCGTTCAGTAACGTCACGGTTAATTAAGTGTGTGAAGGACCCCGTAGTTTCGGAGTCACTCATTTTAGCCACATATTCTAGCGGTGGTCGCTTTTGTAATCCCTCAACCAAAGACGGAAACGCATTTACCTGTAGCTCTGCCTGAGATGACAGACGCAATGTAGGTGATTGCTGTGATACGCCTTGAACTAGGTTGGGGATGGCAGAACTTATCATTCCCATCAGAGTATCCTACGGTTATGTCCACGGTTCATGACACGAGCTACAGAATAGCTGTCCATCATATTGAAATCCGCTGTGTCACCTTCAAAGTCCTTGAGGTCTATGAGGGCCTTACGTTCATCGAGTACAACCATCTTGTGGATAGTCTCGCTGTTTATCATACGATCAGAGAAAATTCGGGATGCGCGTGTTGTTATGTATTTCTTCACAACATCTGGCAGGACTAAAAAGTTCTGATAATAGACTATGGTAGCCTCTACGTTTCCTGTAAATTCATAGGTACGATCAGTTAGATTAAAGAGCTTACCTGACCGGACTACGGTGTTGTAGTTAGGAGTATCAATTCGCGCCGCGTCTGCGGGTACTACAATGTTTTTAAATTCGTCTCGGCTAAGTATAACTCGGTCTTCTGTGTTGAAGTGCCAGCCTTGGCCTTGGACCTCACGGCTCACCTCGGTCAATACTTGGTTAGCAATAGTCACATCAGTCACTTGGTTACCCGTTAAGGTGTTAACAGGTGCCTCACCGATTGTCGTTAGCAGGACGTTGACTGCTTCTAATTCAGTCATGGACGTTGGTTTTGTCATGATGTCCTCATTTGAAAAAAATGGGCTGGCCCAATTAAGAGCCAACCCAAAAGAGTTTTAAGAAGATTTGATTTCTACTGAACACTCAGGACGCAAGATACCGTGGCCCATAGCGTATTTCGCCGCCATCAGAGTACCCTGGTACATTACTTCAAAGTCACCGGAGGTACGCTCAACAGCAAGGTCCATCAATTTGACAGTACCCAATGCTTGCTTCTGCATAACTACAGCCACAGTTGTAGAGAAGTTGCCGTGGTAGGTGTTATTCTCTCCAGCAACAGCTGAGATGTTAGTTGATGGGATGTTGTTAGATTTTACAATCTGAACACCAGCAACTTTAAGAACTGTACCGTCTGCGTATACACCAGCACCACCGAAGTCACGGTTGATGACATCAGTTGTTTGTACCAGTTGATAGTATTGAGCAGGGCGTACAATTGCTACGCGCTCATTCTCAGGAACATCTTTTTCGTCCATAGCTTGAGCAGCGGCAAAGATAGAAGCAGCCAAAGATGCGCCGTTAGTTGCAGCATCTGCATCAGTGATAGCAGTACCACCGTTACCACCAGTTACAGTCGCGGAGCCACGAGCAGCCAATACGGCTAACTGGAGCAAGCGAATGTCGAACTGTTTCGCAAGGGCCATACCCAACAAGCGGGAATACTCAGCACGAACGTCATAGTGGTTCTTAGCTTCATCGATGTTAGCAATGAATGTATCAGCAATCAGAACGTCATCGATGTTAACAACGATTTCGTTATGTGCGATTTTCTGTGTACCCAACAATGGAGTACCTACAACATGGTAAGCAGCGTTGGCTTTACCTGTCACTGGGAAAGAGGCTGACTTACCAGACGCGATTGTGCGTGAGACATGCAGGTCTTTCATTACGTTAGTTTCGTCAAAGGCAGTGAGAACTTCACCAGCAAAGACTTTAAGGAACAGAGCCGAGGCTGCTGCGTTATCACCGGGGGTCGCTTTGTTTACGACACCTAAGCGTGATGCGGTTACATTGGTCATTTTCTTTATCCTATTAAGAATTTATTTTAGATTGAGAATGACTGTCGCTTACTACTTGTCTCGGTTGTCGGACGCATCCGGCCTAGTCGTTCATCTTTGATAGTCTCAGCCACCTAAAGAGGTGTGCTAGTTGTTCTCAGGGTCCTATAGGAATTGACGGAGCGTGGTTGATACCCAGCGCCCCGCCAGATGGTAACGTATGTGTTACTTCTTTTTAATTGGACGGCCTATTTTTTTACCGTAAGTACCTTTACCTTTGGGCATAGTAATATCCTTTTAAAATACCGAAGAACGCCCCAGCTTCTCTTCTACGTCTTTAGTATACGCAGAGTCCTTGCCGTATCGGGCGTCCTTCATTGCAGCTACAACTTCCGCTGTACTGCGGAACTCATCTTTGGATGCGCCAGATGACTTACCGGAGAGCAGTTGAGGCTCAGAGCCATCCATTGCTTCCCGCTTAGATTGTAGCCATTCGACTGCCATCTTAGCGTTATCTGTGCTTGTCCCAACCATCTGGTTGTAGAGTTCAAGTTCTTTTGTATCTAGGCTCTCTTTAGCCCAATCGGTTAGGTCGGCATAGCCTTCCTTCCCACCAGCGACTTCCATCACTGCGTCTGCATCTGCTGTCTGAGCGGATTGCATTCCCTTGATATAGATATCCACCATCTCTTTGGGGTAACCCATGCTTTCAAGTTCTGTGTAGCTTTCCTCACCCAACTCTCCAGAGCCAGCAAATTCCTCAGAGAACTTATTAAAGCTTACAGGCTCTGGCGTACTAGGCGGCTCTCCATCCGTTTCAGATGGCTCTGCGGCTTCGTCCGTAGGGCTTGATAGCTTCTTTTCTAGTTCGCTGTAGGATTTTGCTAGGTCCTCTGGTGAGTTAAATTTCTCAGGTAACCATTCAGGACGTTCAGTTTGGTTATCCTCGGCAACGGGTGCTTCTGGGCCAGTATCGTCTGATACGATTGTGATGCTTTCACTCATACTTTAAAAATCTTCCCGTGTTCGAGTAGACTTCTTGAGAATGGTGGGAGCAGCCAACGGCTTATTCTCAGGCGTGGAAGGTGCTTCCGTAGAAGCTTTATCCTTCTCCACCGCCTTGCTGTCTTTGGCTTTCAACATATGAGTTTCCTAACGCTTTAGCGCCTTCTTGAATTGCACCGGGTCCTGATTGCATCATCATCTGTTGCTGCATGGCCTGTTGCTGTTCTTCGGCGATTTGTTCTGATGTTTTGATTAAGCCTTCAGTCTCGATACCGAGGGCTGTTGCTCGACGCTTAATATAGTCTTGTAAGTTAACGTACTGCTTCAGTACCTCTGGACCCAACGCCTGCGTCATGCCTTGAATAAACATATCAAGTTTGCGTAGGTCGTGTCCCCGTCCGAGAGCTTCCATTCCTGTAACAATTGTAGGCTTAACTACATCGTCTGGCAGCTTAGGTAGCTTCTTGGATTTAGTCAGGACCTCAATCTTGCGGTTAACGTAGGGGAGCTGAAATTCCTGCGAGAGAATAGAGTATATACCTGAGAGGGTATCCTCTAGCTCTCCTGCGAGGTATCGGATTTCTTCCGCTGTGACTCGCTCTCCGTTACGTTGAACAGAAGATTGAAGCATAAACTGCTGTGATAAGCGTTCTTCAATTCCTTGCATTGCCTGATAGGCCACTCTAAAATCGTTGAACTTATCCATTTGAAGTACGGAAACATCATTCTTGTTGCCCTCAATGATTGCTGTGTTTTCTGCTTGTGCGATGGTACGCATTCGCGTTGTTCCATTGGGGTTCACCATGAAGATGACCTTAGCGGCTGCGGCTGCACCCTCTACAATAGCTTGAGTTAAACCCTCAAGGGACCGGAGGTCACCTAAGAGTTCTTCAACAAATCCACGCCCATAATCTTCTCCATCAATTCTAGAGAAACGTAAGGGCAGGAAGGGCATATTGGCTTTCTTATATTTACCCTTGGAGCCAGTGACTACTGAGCCTTTGACTTCTTGGTATACGTTAAAGAATTCATTCTTACGCTCGATGTGAGTGTAAACCTCAACGGTCTTCTCATCACCTTCGAGCTTACCTGTAATGTTAGCTGCTGTCGCTTTATCTAATGCGTTAGGTGAGACATGCTCTACCGTAACGATCTCTAGAACTTCACCGTTAGGTGCGCGAGATACTACATAACTATCTAGGTGAATTACTCTGGTCTTCTCGGGGCCAACCTGCAGTAGCACGTTGCCTCCGACGATTAGATGTTTTAGTGCTTCATGCACCGCCACTCGATCTCCAGACGTTTCAATCTCCGACATAACTGCCCGTTCATACTCACCCAGTTGTTGTTCAATCTGGGTTCGAGCTGCCTCATCTTGAGCAATATCTTTTAAAGTATAAGGCTCAACCATAAAGCGGAAGAAGGGGGAGTTAGGGGGCATCAGAGCTAGTGAAAGTTTAGAGGCTAAGTTATTCACACCACGCGCACCAATGCCCTGAAACGGAGTATACAAGTCACTAGTTTCGTTATGGACATCTGGTGGTATTAGCGATGGGATAGTTAGCTCTGCACAATCTCTAGCTCGATCTAAGTAGGATTGTCGTGTCTGTTCGAGCTGGCGGTAACGCTGTTCAGCGGTTCCCATGCTCATTTAAATTCTCACTTCACTTTGTAATTTGAAGGCCCGTGCCTTTATCAAGGCTAGCCACTGTTGGATCAAGGTTCACTTTAAGTTGTGAAGTACCTTTTGCTTTTTTAGAAACTGCACCCTTCTCTGCTGCTAGTCCACTCTCGGGTGATGACGGGTCATACATATTTGTCATTACCGGGTTAGGCGAAACTGCAGAGGCTCCTAATGCTGGAGCTGCTGCTGGTGGCGGTGCCACTGGTGGTGTTGCGGGAATTGAAGCAGCCGCTGGCATTTGGGGTTGTGAAAAAAAGCACATAAGTTATTCCTTTAAGTTCGCAGCAGTTTGCTCTGCGTGAATTGTTGTTAGTAAATCTACGACAGAACGCTGACCACCTCTCCACATTAGCATGTTGTGCTGTTCAAGGTATTCAGGAGCCTTATCAGGAAAGCGGGAATTAAGTTCATCTAGTAGTTCGTTAGATATATAGGGAAACATTGTTTAATCCTCTATAGTGCAACCTAATTAAATGCCCGAGTCCACATGGCACAAATGCCAGATCGAACCACATCATCATGAGTAAAGTTGCAGTGAGCTGCAGGGATGTTGTGTTCGTGCATTAGGTCTATAGCAACCTGTAGGCCACTGGTGCCTGATAGGTCGTGCTGAGTTACATCCCCATTAACGATGACCTTACTATCCTCACCAATACGGGTAAGAAACATCTTCATCTCATGGGGTGTTAGGTTCTGTGCTTCATCAAGAATGACGAAGGCGTTATTGAAAGATCGTCCACGCATAACCTCAAATGGTACAATCTCAATATTACCGCGCTTACGGGCAACATCGAACCTACCTTTACCTAGTCGTGCCTCTAAGACCTCAGTCAAGGGGATGACCCAAGGGGCAATCTTATCCTCAATAGTACCCGCAAAGAAACCAAGAGACTTTCCTGCCGGGATGTTAGGGCGAGTTAAGATTATCTTATGTACCTTGTGGGCTTTAAACATATCCGCAGCTATTGCTGCAGCGATGTAGGTCTTACCTGTACCTGCAGGCCCTGTGACAAATGTCTGAGGGTACTGAGAGATACAGTCCATGTAGTTCTTTTGAGCAGGGTTCATTGGTAGCAGAGGCTGCACACGGGGACCGCGCACAACCTCAACTTCCTCCTGCTTACGTTTGTAAGTGGATTTCTTTCGCATTATTTTACCTTAGCGGATGGGGCAGGCCCCGGTTGCGCAGTCATCGTCTGTCAATTCGTCGAATGAATTGGCGTTCTCGATGTCTACATTTGCAAGCGTTGAGACATACGCATCATATGTCTCCTTGGTAACTACCTCTTGAGGGAGATAGGCATAACCAAGGTCGGCTGCTGTCTTGGTAGGATCGTTGCGATAGATGAACGATACACCAACATAGGTATCCCAGTTCTCCATGATCCAATTAATGATGGAGGGTATTTCAGGGGGGTCATAGCTGATGGTGACTGAACAGTTATGGTCTACATAGTTGTCCATCATAAGCTTGTATCGATCCAGCTGTTGCACAGCAGTCTCAAGGTTTACAAACTTATCATCCACCACTTGGAACTCAACATCATCATAAGCCACTGGGAAGGTGATTAGGACACTGTCAGGTTCAAAGGGTTTCTCGATGACTGTGTAGTTAGCCGCAGTCATGATGGGTACTATTGGGTCATGCTTAGAGAAGGTGACGTTGTTGAAGAGGTACTTCCCTAGAGGTCTATGCACTCCCTCAGTAGTTGACATGACCTTTGAAAGGGTTCCACTTGGTTTGATAGTTGAGACAAGCTTGGCCCTTGGTAGACCTAGTTCATCCGCAATTGAGTTAGCACCATGTTTAGCTGAAGCTCGTAGTATCTGCAGCATACTAGGGATGTTCATATGTTTATTGTAATCAAGGAACTTCACGATGCCTGTAGCACCTACACCACACAGGCGAAGGAACTCATTCAGCTCATGCCAAGATCGTTGAAGGATACCATCATCCAAATTTACACAAGTCTGACGGTAGTTAGCACGGGCTGCTAGGTACACAGCATGTTGCAGTCCCTCAAAGTCATCAACGTATTTACCCCAATCTACTTCAACTAGGTTACAGAAACTCTTGTTTCCCAATAGTATTTCTGCGCAAGGATTAACTCCTTTAAAGTGGGGTGCGCGTTTTAATGCTGCTTCTGCATTAATGAAGCCGGGTTCAGACCCACCAGCTTCAACCATGCGGTCAAATATGTAGGACAGTTCCCATTTGGTAGGCTTCTTATAGAACATCAGAGAGTTGTTGGATTGCTGGCGGTGGGCGTTGTCGTGAAGCCAGAAATCTTTCTTAGCTGAGATGAACGCATCAGCCTCTAGGTCATCGACAGGCATCACAGCAATCTCTGCAGATCGACGGGAGGACAGTGTAGTACCCATGTGGTTGAGGAGGTCTAAGATATCCATGCGGGTCAGTAGCTGTCCTGCACGTTTGTTCATGATGTCACAGATTTTACCGAGGGCGATGTGGAGTGTGTCATCCCCCGAACTTATCCATCCGTATCCCTTGAGGCGTGTACCCGCTGGACGGATTTCACTGAAGTCCAAGATGATCTTGTCTACAGGGTCCTTCAGAGCCATGAGTTTACCCAAGGCTTTAGCCCATGCCTTTGCGCTGTCACCAATACCCAGCTTGTAAACACGGTATCCATCATCACCGACAGAGCGCAGCTGTGAGGTATTGTCCTCACGGCCTTTGCCTTCACGGTCTGAACGCCACATCTCAATCTCTGTCTCCTTAGCGAAGCCATTGAGAGTGCCAACCACAGGCTCAAAGCCTACGCCACAGCCCTGCAGTAGCAGCCAGAAGGCATCAACTACATCGTGGACTGTCTCGATACGTCCGAAGCTACAGTTAAACTGTGAAGCCTCATGCTTCTTAGCTACGTCTGTGCCACCAAGCCACAAGGTTCGGCCTGATGTTGTAGCCTTACGAGACATCATTAGCTCTCGAAACTCTTCTAGCTCACCAAGCTCACCTTGGTTTAGCTTCTCTTTTTTTGCCCGTTCCCAGAGCCACTGTTGGTGGTTAGTAACCCTGCCAACTGTCTGCTCCCAAGTCTCGAACACAGTCCCCTCATCATTGAGAGGTCTGTTGTATGTGCGGCGTGTAACCACCGCAGCCCTTACGTCTGTCATCTATTGTCCCCATTACCCTGCAAGGCACCGCGATCTTTGCGGGACGCCAACTTGTCTAAATTTTTTTGTGCTAATACTGACAGCTCACAGTTGTGTACTCGGGCTAGTTCGCTAACGAACCAGAGGATATCCCCTAGTTCATCTAGGATAGCGGTGTGAGGGTACGCATTATCTTTGCGATACCACTTGGCTACCTTACTCATCAGCTCGCCCACCTCACCTGTCAGGCCAGAGGTTAAATATTCCAATGCTTTATCTTCTGGATATATTGCAGTTGTCGCAGCTAGGCGTTGGTACTTGTCTAAGTTTAGAGCCATTATATTCTTCCAATGTAAGCTTTAAGATTATTGAAACCACCAACGAGTTCTCCATCAGGTCTGAAGATTTGAGGTACAGTGGTGAGGTTAGCCATAGCCATGAGGGTCTTTAGGCATGGATCGTCTTCGAGGTAGGTAACCTGATAGTCTAGCTCCTCTGCCTCAAGCAGGTTCACAGCTTCCTTGCAGAACTTGCAGGTCTTCGTTGAGACTACATGGAACTGGCTCATAGGATGCAGTCCCCTCGTAGTTGATTGATCCGCATCTGTGCATACCGCATTACTTTTTTAAGGTCGGTGACCTCACTCTCCACGGGGTCCATGCCATCGTAGAGTTTACTGCCAGCCCTCATTGAATACTTAATGATGTTACCAGTGTGGAAAGGCAGGGAGTTACGGAGGATGAACTCGATAGGTTCAATAGCAAACTGAGTGTAATGCGCTGGGCGTGTTACTATGTCGGGGGTGTCCATAGGATTACCTTTCCTGTGTTAAAATTGAAATCATCCCTCCGACATATTCGGGCCACTCGTGCTTGGGTGGTGGCTACAAATTCGGAGAGGCCTTTCTTTTCGTAGGCCCAAACAACAGCTGCCCACATCTCCAT